AAGTTCTCTGAGGATGCATCCATTGGCACACAGTTAGGAACCATGTCCCCGCCTTTGCCCTTCTTCATGCCAATCTGGACATAACCCTTCCAGCATGGGTCGTCAGAATCTTTCTCTAAAGCTGCTTCGGTATGCGCTGAATCTTTCATCAGTTTGCCGTCTGGCATATAGTGATAGCCCTTAGGGGCCTTCTTCTTATCTTTGTCTAGATTCTCTGCAGGAGCTGCGTAGCCACCTGAAGCTTCGGTACTTGACTCTGAGTTTAACATTTAACGGACTCCTAAAAATGCCTTGATTTGCCAGTTCCACATCTTGTGCATGTCAATACGTCCTGCAAGGAAGTCCATCAGTCCCTGCTCATTAAACTTTTCTGCCTCTGCAAGTGCCTCGAATAAAGAGTGCATTAGCGAATCATTAACCCTTTTGGCTGATTGAAGCAGAAAAGTAGTAGAGGATCCGTCTAAACGCTCTTCCTTGATGGAAGTCATCTCGGCGTAGTCGAAAATCAAGTACGGAGCAGGAAATCCTACTTTGAGGATGCTCTCAGCTAGGGGGTCAATCGAACTGTCCACGTCCTTATAGAGAGTTTTAAAGAATTTGTGGTACTCACCAAAGTCAGGTCCGAGCACATTCCAGTGGTAGCCGTGGAAGATGAGCTTGGCAGTGACCATGTCAGCCAGTAATTTTGCAAGCTTCTCGGCTATTACAGGATTGCGCTCTTCAAACATCTTAAGCCTCTGGCTCTGCTAGTGGCGGTGGTGACTCAGCTTCTTCTGCAGCTGGACTCTCTGCATCAGGCGTGTTGCCTGAAAGTAGCTGGTCTATTTCTGGTGGAATTGCTGCGCCATTGGCCTCCTGCATTCCGCCACGAATGCTCTCCATTAGCTCAGGGGATACACTCCTTAGAAGACCCTCTGTGAGCTCAGGAGTAATCTGACCCTTCTGGGCAATAAGACGTAAGGCGTACTCCCTAGGGTCTGGAGCATCCGACTCGGAGAATCCGTGCGCACGACGCCATGCATCGTAAGATACGGCCATCTTGTCGAAACCTACGTCGGCATCTGTAGCACGGTCATTGCGGGTAGCAACCTGCGATGGATCGTACCAGATACATACTTTTGCAACTTCTGACTCTGAGTAACCGTTAGCAATTAGGAATGGACGTAAGTACACAACAGTAATAGCATCAGAAATAAGTAGCATTAGAGGCTCTATGTGAGCTTTGTAGAGGCTTTCGTCAATCTGTAAGGCGTTAGAGTACTTAACGTTGGCAAGTCCGGTCACGATGTCCTTGGGGACGTCTAGGCCCTGCATAATGCGCTCTAGAACACGATCGGAGCGCTCAGCAAGCGCTGGGTCGAAAGAACGTTCAAATTTGAACTGCTTGATCTTGTCGCCAAGCTCTGCTGGGCCACGGATGATCAAAGGCACGATAGCAGACGCGGAGTCTTCGTCCTTAATCGGGGTGGTCATTGCATCGATTAGTTGATCTTCGAAGTCGTCTGCTGCTTCATCTGCGGTGACGCCTTCGTTGTAGTTTCCTTCTTCATCATATGGGTAGTCGGGGTCAGGCGATGCAGCGACCGATAGACCATCAGGTAGATAAAGAGCACCAGCGTTGAGACGAGATCTTGCAGTCGCACGGAAAGTCCTATTCAGTAGTAGTAGTTCGGCACAGAGGTCTAGTAGGCCTCTTAGGGATGAATCAGATTCCTGGCTGTAACGAGGGTGAGCTCGCCAAATGCGGCCAACAAATGCAGTCTTAGGCAAGGCAATAGCATCAAGGTTACCTTGCGCCATCATAGAGGAACCACCGCCACCAGCATCCCGGCGGGGGTTAATTATATAGTTACCCTTTTGATCTACCTGTAACTCATCAGTTGAGCGGACGTCCCATGACTCCGGGAGACCCGATCCAATACGCTCTGGGATCTGAACCAGGTAGCATTCTCCGGTAACTTGCAAGTTTAGAGCAGCATCCTTTAGAAGTCCAGGTTGCCCGCCGTAAGCAGAGCTTAGGCGGTCGAGTGCACGTTCAGAGGCTGCAGCTAGTCTAGGATCAATTGCCTCGACCGTGTTTATGGGTGATGGCGCTTCATTGGGGTTGCTGACACCGGCGGCATACAGACGAATTCTTGAGACAACAGACGCAACTAGGTTGAAGGCATACTTAATCTCACCAATTGCGTCGTAGTACTCCCAAGCTTCTGACTGCCAAGCGGAGGCAGCAGACTGCCTGCGAGCCTTAAAACGCTCAGCTTCGCTTTTATCATCTAACTTCACCTGAGAAGCAGCGGCGGTCATTGCACGAGGTGTGTTAAAAACTTGTGGCTCAGCGTAAACGATTCCAAAAGAGTCAACAGATACGCCAGGAGCGACCCGCGTTGAGTTCTTTGGAGCAGCAGCACGTACGTTTGAGTTCGAGGCTCGTGACGCTTGACTCTCTGCTGATTCTTTTTTGAAAATACCCAAGATGGGCTCCCTGTCTGTTTAGCGCTCAATCCAAGCGGAGATAAGTCCGATCAAGGCGTATAAAGCCAAGACTAATGATACCACAAAGGTAAGCTGAGGTAAAATGGATGCTCCAGACACTAAAGCACCTGCTACCCAAAATCCGGTACACCAGTTACATGTAATCAGATATCCTAGTTTTGTGGTCGGGGGCCATTTGGCCCATATTTTGTTCCTAACCCCATCGGCAATAACCGACGTAGTGATTATGTGAGTGCCACCGTAGGCACCAAAAGCTAAAATCAAGAAATTAACTAAGTCGATAGTCATGTCAGTCCTTCATCGATCCGATTGTATTGTACGGGTTCCAGCCACGGAGGCGAGAACCGCATCCGCAGCCTGTATCTTTCTTAAATGCTAGCATCTTTCCGGATGATGTGACAACAAAAGAATCTTTTGTGACCTCTTTTGATGGAATAAACTCAGTATATCGCTCTCTAAAGACGATTTGTGGCCCTTCCGGAGCGTCTTTTGCGACAATAACATGATCTTCAGTGACAATGACTCTAGTTATTTCTAAATACGTTGCGCCCCCGGTGGGCTCGTAGCTTCGGAGTGTAGTCACATCGTCATACTGGCCAGTATCAGCAGCGACCAAGTGGCATGGAAACCTATCCATTAGGACCTTCATGCTACCTGACCCTAAATACGCGACCAACATTGCCAGTATTTGGTCTAGCGACACCCATTTTACGATCTGCGAGGCTTTTTGCACGTAATTTACCACCAGAAAAGCCCGGCGGGGGTTTAATTAGCAGCGCGGTCATGGCGTGAACCATTGCATCGATCCGGTCAGGGGACTTACCTTCTCCTGGAATCCAAGAGTACATCTGAGATTCTAATTCTGGGAGGTAGTTGACGTGGTGAACTCGTCCTTGCTCGTATGCAAGAAGAATTGGCTCTGCTCTTAGCTGTTTTCCGTACTTTGAGTGGACCTCGAGGACTTTAACGCTGGGGTCAATAGAGTTGATGGCATTTCGTACAAGCGCGCCACCTTGATTAACTTCGGCAACAACGGGACAACCCCACTTGCGAGCCATTTCAACAACTTTACGGGCCCAGGTGTCCGGGGAACCATGAATTGAAGCGTCCTCAAGAACCCAAGCATTGCGCTTATAGAGGTCGTGTTCTGCAGTCGATGCGCAGACAACAATACCGCACTCGTCGCGGGGATTCTCAGCAACTGAAGGGTCGACGCCGATAACACGTAACGGGGTAGACGCAGGGTAATTAGTGTGTCTAGCTGCTTCAACTAGCTCTTCGTTCCACATTGCGCCTTCTAGGTCGTCAAGCATCTCTCCATAGAGCTCTTGTCGAGCTAGCGACGTGCCTTCGTAGACGCCCATAATAGTCTCAAGATATGCGCCGGAGAGGTTTCCAGCGTTATCCATTGTGGAACCTTTTGTGACAACAACCTTAGCTGCGGTCTCTCGATCGGTGCGAGATTCTTCAATAAGTTTGTAGAGAAGCGGAGTGCGCTTCGGAGTGGTGGTGGCCAAGATCTGAGGATTCTTACCAAGACGAGTACCGACTCGTAAGTTGTCAAAAGCAGTCATGCCCGCAGCATCTGGGGTCTGCCGCCAAGCGGCAACTTCGTCGCCCCATGCGTGACTAAATTGTGGTCCACGCAAACCATCAGGTTCGTCGGCAGTGAAGAGCGTTGCAGTATTACCGTTCGGCCAAGTTAGGCGCCTTTTAGACGGCTCGTAGTGTGGCTTCTCTGAAGGAGGGGAGATGTTTATGATTCCGGATTCTCCCTCGACGATTACGTCTCGAACGTCAGCAGCAGTACGAGCAACAAGTGCAAACCGACGTTGACCTTCAGTTGTGTACTTTGCCGTCTCGCGAACCCACTCGGAGGCCATTCTGGTTTTTCCAAATCCACGCCCGGCAAGAACCAACCAAACATTCCAGTCGTCAGTAGGAGGAAGTTGCTCGGGGCGCGCCCAAACTTTCCAGTCCCAAAGTAGAGCGTCTGGATCAATCCCCTCGAGTGCAGCAGCCTGCTCCTCTGGAGGGAGCATAGCAATAAGTTCCATAATACTTTTAGCCATAAGGTCTCCAGTCTAGCGCATAAAAAGTTAAACAAAAACCCCTTGTATCTCTACAAGGGGTTTTCGATGTTGATCTGCTAAAATAGATCTGCGTTCATCACCTTTGTCCATGCTGCAACAAAATCCTGAGCAAGCTTCTCTAGGCCATCAGCTGAAGCGTAGACTTCGGCGTAAGCGCGGAGAACAGAGTTAGATGCAAACACTAGATCTGCACGGCTAGCAGACATCATTAGTGCCTCGCGTGTGTCCCTACTGAAAGCCGAATACGAAGTTCCGTCCTGGCTAGGTACCCAGACGATGTCCATATCAAGGAGGACTTTGAAGTAGTCATTGTTAAAGATACCGACGTTTTCAGAGAAGTCACCGTGCTCCCGCACCGCGCCCGAAACAGCAAGTCCACGAAGTCCGCCAACCAAGGCAGTCATCTCGACCGGTGTCAAGCCCAAGAGTGCAGCCTTGTTGATCAGGTGCTCCTCTAGGGTAACTGCAGCACTTGGGTGGCACCAATTAGTAAATGCATCTGCAACCGGGTATAGATAATTAAAAGACTTTATGTCAGTCTGCTCTTGAGTTGCATCACCACGGCCGTCGTAGAACGGGATGTCTACGTGAACAGAGGAAGCAGCAAGTGCCTTCTTTATAGCGTAGACGCCACCATAGACAATCAAGTCAGACATAGAAATTTCACCACTGAACTTGTCACTAATTACTTGAAGTGCTGCCTGCCTCTCAGCTAGGGTAGTCGGGTTGTTAACTGGCCAGCTTCTTTGAGGCTCTAAGAATATACGAGCACCAGTGGCACCACCACGCTTGTCGGTGTTGCGGAATGATGAAGCAGAAGACCAGGCGGTATTGAGTAAGCCTCGAGTGCTCATGCTGCTCTCCTCAAACAGGCCGTCCAACTCTTCTAGGTCAAAACCAGAAAGAGGAGCATTGTTGTTCTCCTGAACCGGGTCCTGCCAAATTAGAATCTCGGACGGCACTTCTGCACCTTGGTAACGTTCACGTGGCCCCATGTCTCGGTGGGTGAGCTTGAACCAAGCACGTGCAAAGGTGTCAGAGAAGTAGTCAAAATCTGCCAAGAAATCCTTACAGATTTGATCATACTTCTCATCGCCGAAACGTAATGCAAGGTCAGTGGTCAACATGTTCGGAATAACTTTTACACCTGGTAGGTGCGCATGCGGTGCCATGTCCTGCTCTTCGCAATCTATAGGCGCCCACTGGATCGCACCAGCTGGTGATTCGACTTGCGTCCACTCGTACTTGTACATGAGCTCAAGGTAGTTATTGTCCCACTGCGTTGGGTTGGTGCTCCAGGTAACTTCAAGTCCACTGGAGATAGTATCCTCCGAGTGACCCTTGCCCTGAGAGTTTGACCAGCCAAGGCCGACGTTCTCAAACGGTGAAGCTTCTGGCTCCGAGTCAACCTGCGAGGCGTCTCCAGCTCCGTGGGTCTTACCGAACGCGTGACCGCCAGCAATTAATGCAACGGTCTCTTCGTCGTTCATAGCCATGCGAGCAAATGTGACACGAATGTCTGCGGCAGATAGCTTGAAGTCTGGATTGCCATCTGGCCCCTCAGGGTTCACGTAGATGAGCCCCATCTGAACCGCAGCAAGGGTTTCCTCTAGAGTGTCAGCATCACGAGTCTCATCGTAGCGCTTGTTAGCTAGCCACTCTGTTTCGGTGCCCCAATAGGTATTGTTGTCAGGCTCCCAAACGTCGGCGCGACCACCAGCAAAGCCGAAGGTCTTAAAGCCCATGTCTTCGAGTGCAACATTACCCGCAAGGATCATCAAGTCAGCCCAAGATAGTTTCTTACCGTACTTCTGCTTGATTGGCCAAAGTAGACGGCGTGCTTTATCTAGGTTTACGTTGTCTGGCCAAGAGTTTAGAGGAGCGAAGCGCTGTAGGCCTTGACCCCCGCCACCACGTCCGTCGCTCACGCGGTAAGTTCCCGCCGAGTGCCAAGCCATGCGAATCATAAACGGTCCGTAGTTACCGTAGTCCGCTGGCCACCAGCTCTTGCTTTCGTGCAGGATGGCAACAATGTCTTCTTTAACTGCAGTAACGTCTAGGGAATTAAATTCTCTAACGTAGTCAAAGTTTTCAGAGTACGGGTCACTTTTAGAGTTATGGGCAAGTAGTGGTGTCAAGTCCAGTTGACTTGGCCACCAATCTTGATTTGTAGGACCCTTGGTCTTTCTCGCTTCTTGCAGCACACCGTGCGGTACTGGGCAGGACGCCCCTTCGTTTGTGTCATAGCTAGTCATTAGTGGTCCTTTCTATCTTGTCTATGTTGTGGCAGACGTTTCTTGCGATTAGGTCTGCAAAGTAAAGTGAATCTTGTTGAGGAGTAGTGGCGATGCTACCTATTTTTTGCATGTCTATAGGCTGAGCAGTGCCCGAGAAAATTTGGTTAACCCTGGCCGAAACCAGAGCAGCAAACTTTTCCTGTTGTGTCTGCAGGGCGTACATTCTTGTGAGCTCGTCCACTAGCTATCACCTTCTGCCCTGTTCTCTTTTTTAATTGGCCTGTAAACCTTACTCGTGCCAGAGCGAGCTTCGCGGAATCCGTATCGAACAAGTCGAGATTGGAGAGCGCCGTGAGTCACACCAAGTCGCTTTGCCAGCCGATAAAGAGTGACTCCATCTACCCTGTTAGCGTGGTCTACTAGTGTCATGTACTCTTCAGCTTCTGCGCGATACTTAACGCCGTTTGAGCGAACCTGCCTGGCGTACGGCTGAAGCTCTAGCAACCGAGAAAGAATCTCAGGTTTTGGCTCGATGTAGACCGGCCTAATTGGCTCTGGATGAAATGGAGGAGTTGGGATGTCAAACCCTAAGTCGAAATTAAACTCCCTGGCAAGTGCAACGTTAGCCTTTGTGATCTGGCGAATACGCTCCCGAGTCAGCCCAGATGCAGAAGCGACGGCTTCAAATGTCCAGCTGGCACTGACCAATTCCAAGATAAGGAAGTCGCGCTTGCTTTGATCAGACTTTGTCTCCTGGAAAGCCAAGTGAATCTCTTGCGGTAGACGCTGGTTCTTTGTGATGTACTTTTTATTTATAGTCATTTTATGTCTCTATCTTTCTGTAGTTATTTCGTAAATCTGTTTTTTGCGGGAGGCTCTTTTAAGATGACTCTGTAGGAATCTGAAACCAGGTCTTCGATAGAGGATCCAATTTTAACATCGAGAACGTGGACCATTGACTCTATCAGGTGAACCATCTTTTTTATTTCCTCGGTGTTTGATTTTTCTGGGCACCAAATCTCTACGTTGCAGTCTGTCATTTCAAACATACCGCTGGTAGATATTTTGTCTAATAAATCCGTGTAATCTAGAGCGGTAATTGTTGTAGAAGCTTTTGCCATTAGTCATTGTCCTTTTGTTTGCGGTCTCGTACATCAATATCAAAACTATCTTGCGGGCCTCTGAGTACTGCCCAAGCTGCTAAGCCCGTGAGAAGATATCCAAGGATTGCGATTGCAACTAAAGTCACTACTGCAATAAGCCAGAGATCCACGCTAACCTCGTTTTGCGGAAAGGGCTGCCAGTGAGATTGCCACTAATGCGAGCGTGTTGGGGATAGCAGGGTAAGAGTTGCCAACAGTAAACGCCGTTATTAGTGCAGCAATAACCGACAATGCAGCGAAAACGGCAGTCCAAACTATTGAACGTAGGTACAGGTAGAGTTTCATTTGATATCTTTCTTTGGGTAGATGGTACCTAGTAATGGACCAGGGGTCATTTTTCTTTGTCTCTCTATCCTATACGAACGGTAGGTCCGTCTAATCAATCGATATAGCGTTGGCCCGGCTAGTGCTGCAACCAAAACCAACCATGCAATTGTGGTCTCTAAAGTATTCATGGTAGAAGCATACCACTAGTAACGGATATATGCAACCTTGCTATTCTCGGAGTCTGCAAACTGAGTTACGTTCTGAATCAGGGTGTCTTTGTCTGGGTT